CCTACTTAAAGGTGTTAATGGTTTATTTGGGTTATCATTAACAACATTTTCATAGAGATAACTTAAAATTACAGATTTTTCTGTCTGTTCCTTTACATTTGTTAAAAATTCTGGTCCTCTTATATGAATTTTACCAAAAGGATTATATATGCAACCAGATCCAATAACCTTTGAACCACAATAAATACATTTATTAGGTGCATCGAAATGAACATGTACATTTTGAGGAGAAAATATACAGGGTCTTCCGTAAGTTGTTGAATTGCAGTAAATGCAGTGACTCATATCTATATAATTACTCCTTTATTCTGAAATTTCTTGAGTTCTTCTTTAGGTGCTTTACCAATTCTGCAGTTTATTATGCCATTATGGTAGTCATCTCTGAATAAAACGTCTTTATCTATCTGTTCTTTGATTTCAAAGTAAGCCAAAGCCCATTTACAATCACAAGTTCTGAGTATTTTAAATACAAACTTGTCCTTACCATACTTTTTAATCTCCTCATTAAGGTCGTTAGAAGAGCTTGTGTATGATTTCCAATCAGATTCCTTAAAATCTATGCGGTTTCTTGTTTTTCCCTTTAAAGGCTTTCTTTTAATCCTAGATTGACATTGTTTTTTACCAATATATTTTTTATTGGTAACCGTATTGGTTATTTCATAAATAAACCCAAAGGTCTCTTCTGTTAATTCTACTCCTTCATTTAATACCCAATGTCCAGTATCCATTATAAATCGTTTCTAGGTAGAGTTCTTCTTATAAATTTCTTTTTTTTCTTCTTTGAACTCATACTGGCAACAGCTATATCAGCTTCAGATGCAGGTGTTACTTTACCTACACCATATTGAGAAGATACTTCACCTAATGCAGCATTTGTACTACCGGGCATAGCACTACCTACCGAATTTTCCAATAAATTAGTAATTAAAGTTTGAAATTTATTAAACATATGTTATATTTGTAATACTTATTAAGACATTATGGATTTATTGGACAAATATTGTGAAGAAATAGTTGAAGATGTTAAAATCGATCAGATTAACATCCTTGATAAGCAACTTATGCTTCCTGCTGTAAAACACAAATGGATTTCTCGTTTAATGCAAATGAAAAGACAAAAAGTTTTATTAGATAGAAAAAAGAAAGATTTAAAGGAGCAAGTGTTATTGAAAATAACATCTGATGGTATTCCCACTGGAGTACCTCAAGCTTCTATAAAACAAAAAGTAGAATCTTCCGAAACAATAAGGAAGATTGATGAAGATCTAAAAGAAATAGATCTTGTCATTGAATACCTAGAAAAAGTTGAGAAGGTATTCAGTTCATTTACCTATGATCTAGGTAATGCCACTAAATTAATGGTGCTCGAAACAACGTGATCGAATTAAAACTATTAAACAACAAACAAGCTGAAATAACTACTGATGTTGGGACTTTAGAATTAATAAGATCCAAATTTTCAATTGCTAATCCCGCTTATGGTAGAGGTAATAAGTTTGCTCCTGCTAGATTATATGCAATTACATTATCTGGTAGATTTGATATAGGATTACTAGATAATATCAAAGCATATCTTGATTCTGTTCAATTATTTTACAAAGTTGATGATAGTTTGGAAAAAATATTCAATAATGGATTTGAAACTCCAATAATAAAACAATATTCATTAACCTATAGGGATCATCAAGAGAAATCAATCAAAGCTGCCCTTAAAAAAGGAAGAGGTGTTGTGGTTATTCCAACCGCAGGTGGTAAAACTTTAATCATGTCAGGTATTATAGAGAGTTTAAGACTTTCTTTAGGTAAACCTGATGCAAAAGCATTGGTCATTGTACCATCTTTACAACTTGTAACTCAAACTGCAAAAGATTTCCAAGATTATGGGATGGAAAAGGTTACTAAATGGTCTGGTGATAACATACCAGATACGGATGCTACTACTATTGTTGCGGGAACTCAAATATTATTAAGCGAAAAAAGTAATTTATCCATTTTAGATGATATTGATATTTTACTTGTTGATGAAACTCATGGTTTACGCAGAGGCAATGAAATAAATAAAGTTCTTCAACTCATTAATTGTTCTTACAAATTTGGTTTTACTGGAACAATGCCTCCATCATTGATTGATCAATGGAATATTATTGGTAAAATTGGACCAATAATATATGAAGAAAAAACTCAAGATTTAAGAAACAAAAATTATGTTTCTAATTTTAGAATAGTCATACTCAAAATTAAACATGAGAATATACCAAATTTTACAAAAAATGTTGTTAGACCCGCAGAAGCATATAATAACGAAATAGAGTATTTGATGAATAACACAAGACGTAATGGAATTATAGCCAAACTTGCATCACGTTTAGAAAATAATACAATTATTATGGTTGATCGTATAGATCATGGTGTAAATATTGAGCTTACGTTAAAGGAGATATGCAAAGAAGATAGACCAATTTATTTTATAAGAGGATCAACTGAAATAGAAGAACGAGAAAAGGTAAGATCTTTGATGGAAGGTAGAAGTGACGTAATAGTTGTTGCGGTATCAAAAATATTTAGTACAGGAATTAATATACCTAATCTTCATAATATTATTTTTGCATCAGCAGGTAAAGCAAAGATTAAAATTATGCAATCTATCGGTAGAGCTTTAAGACTCCATCCTACAAAAACAATGGCTACTATTTTTGATATTGCGGATAATACAAAGTATTCCAAAAATCATTTAACGGAAAGAATAAAACTTTATGAAACAGAAAACTACACCTATGCAAAAAAAGAAATATAACAAACGAAAAAAACTTCTTTCTAATGAAATAGACAATCCATTTGATCATGAGATTGAAAATGAATTATTAGATGATCATTATGATTCAAGAGATGATACTGATGTTGAATTAGAAATTAATGAAGAAGATGTTGATTTAGTGGAAGATTGCATTATAGAAGATGAAATTGAAGAAGTACCAATAGAAATTATTGAAGAAATTATATCTGATGATGATAAACCTAAAAAAAGAGGAAGAAAAGCTGCTGATAAAACTAAATTTTATGTTGAACCAAAAGAATTTGACCAAGAAATTATGAATTATTATGATAGCGGTAAAATGTCAGATAAACTTGCTGATATGGTTAGTAAAATTTCACATAAACTCAGTTATGCACCAAATTTCATTAATTATTCATATAGAGAAGAGATGGTTGGTGATGGAGTTATTCGTATGATGAAAGCTTTAATTGCCAAAAAGTATAATAGAGAGAAAGGAACTAATCCTTTTTCATATTTTACAAGAATTGCATTCAATGCTTTCCGAAATAGAATCAAAAAAGAAAAACATATACATGAAACTCATGAAAAATACCAAAGAGAGCTTATGTTTATGTCAGATCAATTTAACTTTTTATCAAAAAATAACAATATTAGTATAATGAGAGAAAAATTTAAAGATGAGTAGTTGAAACGCTTTTATATTATGCTATAATTGTAGAATGCCAAAAATTACAAGTAGAAAAATAGGTTGTTTTTCAGATATACATCTTGGTTTAAGTCAGGATAGTCCAATTTTCCACAAAATTTCTTTAGATTTTGCAAAATGGGCTTCCGATTATTATAAATCACAAGATATTGATGAAATAATCATTCCCGGTGATATATTTCACAATAGAAGTAGTATTTCTGTTGAAACTTTAACTATTGCTCGTGAATTCTTTAATTATTTTAAAGATTTTACTGTTTATATTTCAACAGGTAATCATGATTGTTTTAAAAAGGATTCTAGTGATATTAATTCTATAAAGTTACTAGATGGATGGAAAAATATTCATATTTTTGATAAAGAACCAGTTATACTTGAAACTAATTTTAATAAAACAATAGGTTTTGTTCCTTGGGGTACAGAGTTATTGAATTTTCCAAAATGTGATATTATGTTTGCACATTTAGAAATTTCTTCATTCTATATGAATTCATATAAAGTTTGTGAACATGGGTTTTCATATAAAGATCTTTTTAAATATTCAAATTATATTATTTCTGGTCATTTTCATAAAAAAGATCATAGAAAGTTTGAAAATGGTGAAATTCTTTATTTGGGAAGCCCATTTCAACATAATTTTGGCGATACTCTTGATGCAAGAGGTATATATGTTTTTGATTTAAAAGATAATTCTTTTGAATTTATAGAAAATAACATTTCTCCTAAACATTGTAAACTTTCAATAAAAGGAAGTATAGATGAAGATGTTATTAAAAATAATTTTGTTAGTATTGTTATAGATAATGATGCCACAGAAGAAGATATTAATTCATATGCTGCAAAAGTAGCAGCTTTTAACCCCCAAACAGTTAGAATTGATTATGATGGAGAGAAAACAAAAATAGAATCATCCCAAGATGCCGAACTTGGTACTTCTGATTTACTTAAAAGTATAGAAGAGTATATTGAGACTTTGGATATAGAAAATAAAAAAGAAGTTGTAGAATATGTAAAGGAGTTGTATAATTCTTTAGTATGAGTGATATAGGAATAGCCATTATTGATGTTTATGGTCAGGATGACCTTAATTTGTGTTACGATTCAATACCAGAAGGTACTGAAAATGTAATTGTTGTATCAAATACGAGGAATAAATTACCAGATTGTGAAAGAAAACACTTTTCTGCTGAAATTCCTTTTGCTACATTAAGAAATTGGGCAATTATTAATTTTAGAATTAAAAAATTAAAACATTTCTTTTTAATTAACTCAAACCAAATCATAAAAGATCCTGATATTTTTCAAAAAACCATTAAAATGGCAGAAGTTTTTGGTATTTGGTCTTTTATTGGTCCAAATGTTTCAAATCTTGATATTGAAGATGATGAACATAATGTTACATTAACATTATCGGAAAAAATTAATAGTGATTTTATATATTTGTTCAATGGTATTGTTTCAAATGTAGGATTTTTTGATGAAAGATTTTTTAATACAAAAGATTTAGATGTTTTAGATTACATTCATAGAATGAGAGATAAAAAAGTATATCCTCCAACTGGATATAATGCCATTATTACAAATGGAATTGATAAAACTCGTTCAAAAATTACAAAACCAAATTATAAAGAAATTGAAAATGCAGATCAAAGTGTTAATCTTTCTTATGCATATTTTATGACCAAATATCAATATATTCCAACGCAAAATGACCCAAAACCAGTTTCTAAAGAAGATCTTATGACTTCATTAGAAGAACTTCAAAATAATTATGCAAAAAAATAAAATTGGTGTTGGTATTATTACTTGTGATAGACCTGAATATTTAACAAATTTATTAAATTCTATCAATATAATTGATAGTGGGATCGAAGAATTAATTATCGTAGATGATGGTAAAAAAGCAACCGCAACATCATTTGGAAAATTTCATATTCATAAAACAGAAGGAAAAATTGGTGTTGGTAAAGCTAAAAATTTAGCTCTTAAATATCTTTTTTCTAAAAATTGTGATTATTATTTTCTTATTGAAGATGATATGATCATATTAGACCCTTCTATTTTTAATAAATACATTGAAGCTAGTAAAATTACTGGAATTGAACATTTTAATTATGGTCCGGGTTCACCATTTAATAGAAAACAAAAAATAAAAAATTTTGATTTACACAATCGTCATCTTTTAGATCAAGATACTGAACCTAATCCTAAATTAATTGTTGATTATAAAGATTGTAAAATTGCTTTATATGAACATACAGTTGCTATGTTTTCCTTTTTTACCAAAAATGTACTTGAAAATGTAGGATATATTGATGAAGATTTTTATAATGCATGGGAACATGTAGAACACACTTATAGGATAATCAAAAAAGGATACCATCCTCCATTTTGGTGGTTTGCAGATCTTGTAAACAGTCATGAATTAATAACAGAAGCTCCCGGTGCAATTGAAAATTCATCTATTGCTAATAAATCTGATGAATGGCAAAAAAATGTATCAAATGGTGCTCAATTATATTTTAAAAAACATGGACATTACCCTAATCAACCTCCTTATTTTAACAAAGATCAAGTAATTAAAGATTTAAAAAATATTTATGAAAATAATAAACGAAATAATTAAAGAGTCTCAATACATACCTGAATTTGAAATTCTTTTAGATTTTTATATAGCATTAAAAGCTAAAAGTGTATTGGAAATAGGATCTCTTTATGGAGCATCCTTACAACATTGGTTGCATTATAGTGCAAAAAATGCAAAAGTTATTAGTATAGATTTACCTATCAGTAAATTTTGCGGACCTCTCGACCCAAGATGCAAAATTCAAGAAGATGCAATAGCAAATGAATGGAAATCTTGGTCAAAAATAAATAATGATAAACTTTATTTAATTCAAGATTTTTCACAAAAAGAATCTGTAGCAAAAGAAGTTTACAAACTTTTAAATAATGTATTTTTTGATTTTATTTTTATAGATGGTAATCATTCATATGAAGCGGTAAAAAGAGATTTTCAATTGTATTCTCCTTATGTTAGAAAAGGTGGTCTTATAGCTTTACATGATATTGGTTATAATGAAGAAGGCGAGGTTAGTAGATTTTGGGATGAAATAAGAGTAGATTATAAGCATCATGAACTTAGAATGCATCCTAATAAAGAAAAGGGAATAGGTATTATTGCAATATGAAAATAAATATAGGTACAAATATATTTGGAAATGATATAAAACAATCACTTGGATTAGAACCTCAGTATCGTTTAAAAAAAAAATATCCTGATATTGTTAATTTATATGCTTTTCAAAGAAAAGCAGAAGAAAATATATCACCCTTACATGAAACAAAACTTTTAACTAGAGATAGCAGAGATTTTGTTGAAGGTGGTAAAAAAACAACACCATGTGTTAAAGATATATTTGATGGTCTTGCTGAAACCAATTGTGATTATATGGTTTATACCAATAGTGATATATTGTTTAGTTACAATTTTATAAAATACATCTTAGAAGGTGATTATACAGCATATGCTTGTTCTAGAATGGATATAGAACCGATAAACAGTCTTAAAGATAAAATGATTCAATTTAGATATGAAATTGCAGGTCAAGATACATTTGTTATGAAAAAAGATTGGTATATTAAAAAAAGACATGTAATAAAAGATTATTTGATAGGTTCTATTTGGTATGATACCGCTTTAACTTGTATATTAAAACAACATGGAAATAACGACCTAATTGTTAATGATTATCCTGTACAAATAGCACATATACATCATGGTTGGGGTAGTGGTCATCCTTCGCCTGAAAATACATATAATACAAATCTTTATGATAGTGAAGATGACAAAATAAAACAACCTTGGGGATGGTATTATCACAATATTTTAACTAAAAGAGCAAATGGTTATAATATGTTTACATTATACCCAAATGAAAAACAAATAGAAAAAGAACATTTTGGGAAATTTATGTATGAAGATTAAGCATTATACTTTTTTTAGTGATAGTCATCGCATTTGTTTAAAATACTTTTTAAACACCTTTCCATTTGAAGATAATATAGATTTAACAATTAGACACATTCCACAAGAATGCGAATCGGCTGAATATGAATCAGATGGATTTGATAAATCAATGATAAGAAAAGTTGAATTCATAAATCAAAGTTTCTGTGAATTAAATGATAATGATATATTAATTTTTACTGATGTGGATGTTATTTTTTTAAAACCATATAAAGATTTATTTTTAAAAGAATTAGGTGATTCTGATATAATTTTTCAATCTGATACTGGTACAGTATGCATGGGCGTTTTTTGCTGTAGAGTGTCGAATAAAACTAGATTTTTCTTTAAGGAATTATTAGATCTTTTAAATAAAGATGCATCTACTTTAAAAAAATTTAAACATGATCAACAAGCCGCAAATTTAATGTTGACAAGCAAAAATTATAATTTAGATGTTAAATTATTTTCACATAAAGTTTTTAATTGTGGTTTCCTTGGAAAACTATATAAAGGTGAAGATGAAGTAAAATTTCCAAACGATATGGTATTGCTACATGCTAATTTTACAATAGGTTTAGATAACAAAATTAAATTAATAAAAATGGCATTAGATCAATTAAAATGAAAAAAACAATATACGCAAATTCATATAATCTACTTTGTCATAATGAAAATGCATCATTTGGTAATCATCTTATGCATTTAATGTTTTGTCTTAATTTTAGTATAAAAAGAAATTTAAATTTAAAAATAACAGTAAATTCAAATCTTGATACTCTTTTTGATCTATCAGAGTATAAAGATTTTAATCAACAAGATGCAATTTGTATATTTAATGAAGAATATGATCTTAACGATGCAAATGAGCATTATCGCAAAGATTGTAAGAATTTAATAACATGTTTTAGAATGTTATATGAAAATAAAATAAATTTACCTGATTTTTTTTATGTAAAGGGTTGGTTTCCTCATGTTGCTTTATTCCCATCATACTCTGATTTTTGTAAGTTAAAAATACGAGATGATATTAAAAATAAAGTTATTTCAAAATTTTCAAAAGTACTTGAAAATGATTCAATTTGCTTACATTATAGAGGAACTGATTTTGGTAATTTTTATGGGTGGGGTGATTGTAGACTTCCCATAGATTATTATAATAAATGCTTAAAACATGTTACTGATAACTATAAACATATAAAAAATGTTTTTGTTTTTACTGTTGATAATGATTTTCAAGAAAAAATAAAAATTTTAAAAAATGAATTTTCAAATTTATCTTTTAATACAATATCTGAAGAATATTATATAGATTGGACAATAATGCATTTAGCTAAAAATATTATATCATCTAATTCTACATTTGCTTTAACAGCAACTGCTTATAATAAAACAATAGTATATCAACCTAACAAATTTTTATTAAATAATAATGAAAATTGTGATTTTTCTATACCATCAAACCCATTTCTAACATCTTCTCATATAATTTGATTTTTTAACTCATTTAATAAATAACATCATGGAAGCTTTAAATTTAAAACGCATCACAGAAAAATATAAATTAAAATACAAAGGTGTAATTCATATTGGTGCGCATTATGGTACAGAAAATACCGATTATAATGAATTGAATATTAAAAATAAATTATTTTTTGAACCTGTACAGTCTACATTTAAAATTTTATCTGATAATATTAAAGATAATTCAATTTTGGTTAATAAAGCAGTTGGTAATGAAAATAAAAAAATAACAATGAATATTGAAACCGCTAATGGTGGACAATCTTCATCAATTTTAAATCCTAAATTACATTTACAACAATATCCAAATATAACATTTCCACACAAAGAAGAAGTAGATATGGTCAGATTAGATGATTATATTACTAATAAAGAAGATTATAATTTTTTAGCTATTGATGTTCAAGGATATGAGTTGGAAGTATTAAAAGGTGCCGAGAAATTACTTAATAACATTGATTGTATCATTACTGAACTTAATTTAGCAGAACTATATGAAGGTTGTGCAATGGCTAGTCACATAGTTGCATTTTTAGAACCTTATAATTTTAAATTAGTCGAAACTAGTTGGGATAATGGTGGTTGGGGAGATGGTTTTTTTGTTAAAAAAGTTGATTAATTTTAAAAATAGTCTATTCTAGATTAGTGAAAAATGTAACTTTTAAAAAAGTTTGTATTAAAAACTTTCTTTCTATTGGTAAAACCCCTCTTTCGATAGAGTTTAATAAAGGTATTACTGTAATTACAGGTGAAAACAAAGATAAAGGTGGTAAAAATGGTATTGGTAAAAGTACAATAGCTGATGCTATCTTTTGGTGTTTATTTGGTAATACTATTAGGGAATTAAAGAAAGATAAAATTCAACACAATAAAAATAAAGAAATTTGTGAAGTTTGGCTACAATTTAGCGTTCAAGATACATCTGGTACTAAAGATTACACCGTAATTCGTCAGTTAGATCCAGCAAAAATACAAATTTTTTGCAAAACAGATGATATAACATTATCCACCTTACCTAAAAACGATGAATTCATAAAAGAACTGATTGGAGCAAATGAAGAAGTATTTAATAATACAGTTGTTATGTCAGCAAATAACACTATTCCTTTCATGGCTCAGAAAAAAACTGAAAAAAGAAAGTTTATTGAAGGTATTTTACAACTAAACATTTTCGGAGAGATGCTTCTTTCAGTCAGAGGTGAATATAATGATGAAAAGAAATCAAATGATCTCCATGCAAACAATTTTATCAATGAACAACGCATTTTAGATTTGTTAAAAAACAATAAAGAGACTTTTGCAGAAAATAAAACTTCTAGGATTAAATCAATTACAGATAAAATAGATTTAAACAATAAAGAATTGGACATTTTAAGAAAAAAAGAAATTACAAGTGTTGATGATTCAAAAAAAGAATTAGAAGATCTTAAAACTAAGCAAAATAAACTAGAAGAATTACAAAAAGAAGTAAATCGTGAAATAAGTGAGCTTACAGGAAAGAAAACCGAAGCTAATTTAATACTAGAACAGAAAAAAAGAGAGTTA